TATTGAGAAAATTTTCTTTAAACCAAAAGATTGGCTACAATTTATACTACTAAAAAATCTAGTGTCAAATTAGATGAATTTCTAATTAAGTATAACCGATGCAGATCTAATAAATTAAGACAAAAGAACAGAAAATAAGGTTATGAATCCAGTCACAGGTAAATAAATAAACAATATGTATTTATTTACTAATCTGATATAATCCACATAACTAATGGTAAGATGTCCTGTAAATCAAAAAAATGAACAATTTAATAATTTCTAAAATTTAATGGTAGAACATGAGAAATACATGGATATTAACAACAACAAGAAATAAGATAAAGAGAAACATTTTAATAACCTTGAGAAATATAATATTGATATAGATGGTGATGATTTGAACAATACCTAAAATTAGTCATCATCAGCCTGTTAATAATCAGGTTATTTACTAGGTGTTAATCTTAGGAATAAAGGTGTTATCTCTAATCTGGTAACTGATTGGGAGAAGATAAAAAATAGCAGTATAATAGAAGTGGCAAATTCTTCTGGATTGAGATACAAAGGACAAAACGGTGAACTATTTTTTGGAAATAAAGGTCATTAAATAATGACAACTGAATTAATAAAACATTTTAAAGATATAAATTATAAGATAGAAGATTTAATAGAGTTATCAGAGAAGTATAGAAGTAAAGCCTTTGATAAATACAAAGAGTTGGATATAAGATACTGTGATAAAATACCTGAAATAATCAATCAAGATCAAAATTTAATATTCCATATAGTTGATAAGGATCAGAGAGCAGGTGGTCGTGAAATTTAAGTTATGGAGTATAATACCAAACTATTACAACAACCTTTAGAAAAATTTATGGCTAAAATATGTAATCATATAGATAATGAATTAATTTCAATACCAAGCAACAAAAGGCCTGCTAAAATTCACAACCTTTAAATGCAATCACTGGATAGTAACTAGGATAACTAATTTTGGACTATTGACAATAGTAAATGGTCAGCCTCATGTAATACAAATAAATAGATACACATGGTATTGGGGTTATCAGGTTTTTTACCTAAAGATTTTGTTAACTAGCTTATTTAAATGATGTATAAATGGTCTGAAAAGATTTGTTAAGTTTCACCTGGTGTTGCAAATCAATAGAATAAATAATCTAAAAATTTAGGCAGGGGTATTTTAATACAGAAACTAAAGGATAATAATGTGTTGAAAAATGATAATATTGGTCATTAGTAACATTCTGAGTAGGCGTTTTTCCAAGGAATATTAAATTAACTATCATCATTACTACATGCAGGCCAAGTATTCTTATTTAATGATTTAATACCAGATTTGATCCCAATAGGCAAGGATATAAAAGCTGATATATTAGTTCATTCAGACGATGCAGGTGGTGTTATAAAAATAAAAAAATCTAACAGTGATTCAAATGATATTATACATGCTGACTTAATTAAAATATATGAACTTATTTCTAAACTACATAACCATTCTTTATCAACAAAAAAAGTTTGTTTCTCAAAAAAATATTGGGAAATATTATCAGTATTATAAGTAGGTAAAAGATTGATGCCTTTAGGACCTAAATTTGTGTCGCAGTTAGAATTAGATCTAAGTGGTCAAGGATTATATAAGGATTTATTGAATTCAACTTCAAAATGTATAGAAATGATTGATAAAGGGTGTAATTTTAGTGAATCGTGGTTCAAGAAAGTTTTAGTTCAATTCTCATTATTTGATTTTTATAACATAAGGCCAAATAATCATATTTTACATCTAGGTGGGTTGTCAGTTGGACATCCAGTATGTGATTTACTTTAAGGGACACAATCAGATGTTGTAAGATTGTTAAAATAGGATATTAATAGTTTAGAATATCAAATAAACTTATTATAAAAAATTGCTGATTTTGAAGAACCAAGTAAAATACCAACCTAATTATGTAAACTCGATATGAAAAAACGACCTGATATTAGTAAATTGCTAATGGAGTTAGGATTATTGAAAGATAAAATGTTTGCTGGATTAAATGAACAAGAGGAAAATGTTTTAACATTGATACCAGCAAAAAATGCTTAACTACAAGTTCTAAAATATAGTAAATTGTGGCAAAATCAATCTTTTCTTGCATCAATGGAGTAATTAAATAAAAGTACCAAACTAAAGCTTTCATTTAAAAACAGGAATTACTAATTTACAGATAATGAGAAAATTGTAGATTTACCAGATTTGTTGAGATATGAATTCAAAGAATTAGATGGAAAATATTTT